CCGGAGATCGGCGTGATCATCGCATCGGGCGTGCGCTTCCAGCGCCGGAATGGCGTGCCGCCGATGGCGACGCACGACAGGAGAATATTCGGCGCAATGCCGAAAGCCGCCTTCGCAGTCTTGGCCCAATGGACGCCGAAGCTGTCCAGCGGCGTCATTCCGTGGACGTTTCCGGCGCCAGCCGCCGACATGAACGCCGTGGTGTCGGTCAGATCGGACTCGCGGATGCGCTCGCACGTGTCCGGGTTTCCGCGATACTTGCCGCAGCGGATGTCCTGAAACGACGCCGAGGCGTTCGTCAGCATCCACACGCTCGGGAATGCGCCCGAGTTGTAGGGAGCCAGCGCCGGCGCGCCCTGCGACCCTGCGCCGACAGACTGCGCGATGGTGATGACGTGATAGAGCGTGTTGCCGAGCGCAGGCGACGCGACGCCGCGCCCGGCGCGCAGAGCGGCCTTCAGGTCGGCGATGATGGGGAACGGCGCGCCGCTGGCGAGCTTGCGGGTCGCCTTGAACTTGCCCTTCTTGGTCGCGACCGGGGCGACGCCGAACGCATCGCCGAAGCTGGCCGCAACCGCGCCGTCCGTCGCCTTCAGCGTCGTTCCGTCGATGTAGGCCGATACGGTGTCGTCGGCTTCGATGATGGCGCCGCGCACGCCGCCCAGCGGCTCATAGGAGCCATCGGCGCGCCAGAGGCCGATGATGTTCCCGTCGTCGCCGCGCTCATAGCCGGCAACGTCCGTGTCGGCAGGCGACTGAAACACCGTCCCGCGCGCTTCCGTGCTGTCAGGCGCGCCGCGAGACGGAGCGGAGAGGTCGAAGGACCTCCCGTCCTCGTAGCGAACGCCGACGATGTATTTCGAGCCGTTCGGAAATTCGGAGGTCTGGTATTCGACCACGCCGATGTCGTCCGGCGACTGATACACGGTCCCGCGCGCGACCTGCTCAATTGACCCGGCCGCGCTGACGGCGGCCTGAACCTCGGCGACCTTCGACGACGCGAGGTCAGCTGCTTCCTGTGCTTGATTGGCGTCCTCTGACGCACTCGCTACCGCCGCCGCCAGCGTCTCGGACGGGATGACAATTGCCTGCTCAATTGCAGCCGCCCACGCTCGAACCGTGTCCTTCGGAGCCGGTGCGCCGCGCGGGAATGCGTCGTTATAATCGACCATTTCGTCCTCATGCTTCCTGATAATCGAGGGTGATTGACGCGAAGCGGCCAAGGCTGAGCGGCGCTCGCATCGGGGCGTCGTCGACAAGGCGCATCCGGCAAACCGCCGTGCGCGACAGGACAGGCTCGCCAGCCGGGAGCGCCTCGCGCAGCCACGGGCGAATGGTGAAGCGGCGAACGCCGGCGCTGACCGGCGCGGCGTCGGTGATGTGGTGGAGCCTGTCGCGCAGGCCGATGTAGTCGCCGACTTGAAACGGCATTGCGCTCGCGACGGTGACGGTTGTCGCGTTAAGCGATGCGGCCTCGGCAAGCGTTGCGGTTTCGACTTCCTCGACAAACCCGAAGCCATCGTCGAAGAACGTCGTCCCCGTCGTGTCGTCGAAGGCGGTGAACAGGCGCGATCCGGGCTGCGTCATGCAGCCGACAAGCGGAACGCGGATGATGCGGTCTTTCGTGCCAGCGACCGCGCGAAGGAGATTCCACGCGCGAAGCGTCTCCATGTTGCGAATGTCGAAGCTCAGCGAGCGCCGCCAACGGCCTCCGGCAATCGCAACGATGTCCTCAGCGCCACCGATTGTCTGGCCGCCGCCAAGCGTCGCTTTATCGAGTTCCGGCAAAGACCATTCGCGCGGCCGCAAAGCCGCTGGCCACGTTGCAATCGCCATGTGATGATCCGTCAGAAGGTGAGCGAAGCCGGCGTCGTCGAGACGGTCGCGGATGCGGCGCCGCTCGCATTGCGGGCGCGGACGAAATACCAGTGCGTGCCGGTCGGCTCGGATGCAATCGTATGCGTCCCGGCCTGATTTGCCGCCGTCGCATAGGATGCCACGACGCTCGCCGCGCCAGCACTCGACGAAGACCCGCGCAGCACGTCGACGAAAGCCACGTTCGCGCTATTCGGGGCTGCCCACGCGATTACGGCGTCCGAGCCGGACTTCGTTGCGGTCGATGACACCGGCGCGCCAGGTGCATTCGGATCGGCGACCGCTGTGATGCTCGCCGATGACCACGCCCCGACGGGGCCATCAGCGCCAAGGCCTGTCCCGTGCGCGACTTCGATGTCATATGACTGCCCATCGGATAGCGGCGCGGTCGCCACGGACCAATCGTCAACCTCGCTCATATCCGTCCATCCGGATGCGGACGAAAGTTTGTAGCGGCCTATCGTCGTCCACACGCCTGCCACGGTCGGCGGCGTGACGGCCGCCTTCGCGACAACGGCAAACACGCCCGACGTGATTTCCGTGCGCGTGAGCGTCACCGAAAGACCGGTCACGGAAGGCGGGTCAAGAACCGTCGTCATGTTCTGTGCGACGACCGGAGGCGCGCCTTCATCCGTCGCCGGATTCCACTCATAGGCGGACGCATCGAGCGAGCGCAGCGTCAGCGCCCCGGTCATCGCCGCAAGGTCAAGCGACGTTCCGCCGATCCACATCGGTTCATTCTCAAGCCCAAGCTCGGCGACCGTGAGATAGACGCAACGCTCACCCCAAGCGGCAAGCGCAGCGCGGTAGCGGACAACGACGTTGACGATGTGGCGCGCGTTTTTCTTCGCACTTTCGATTTTCGCGAGCCGGCGCGCCTGACGCCATTGCGTGACCATCGAGAAATCGGCGTCCTGCGTCAGCACGCCCACATCGGCTTGCGAGGCCGCATCCTCCCACGGATCAACCTCGTTCGGCTGCCAGTCATTCGATGGGTCTTTGAACGTCGCCTTGAGCCGGTTGAACGCGACCATGACGCCGGAGCCGGACTGGTAGTCATAGGAGATTACATCGGCGTCCGTGATCGAGACGGTCGGCTCTTCCCACACGCCGCCACGAAGCCCGATCCTGCCGTCAGTCGTCGGATAGAGTTCTCCGTCGCATGACCGAAGCAGTTTGCCGAGGACTTCATGCGGCGTATCAACGCGCGTATAGGTGAGACTGACAGGATACCGCCGCTCCGTTCCGCCGCTCGCCTTGGCGACATTCTCTTCGTGTAGGTCGGCGGCAGCCGCGAAGCTGGCGTCGTCGATCAGGGACGCCGGCAACCCCATGCCGCGCGGATGCGTCAGAAAATAGCGCACGCCAAGCGCCGCCGTATCGCTCCATGCCGCTTCATCGGTTCGCGGATCATAGAGCCGCGCGCCGCGCACCCTGACGCGGTGCTTCGGGAAGCCGGACGGATAGACGGAGCCGAGTTTCTCCTTCTTGACGCCCTGCAACTCGATCACCGAGTAACACACGCCGCGCAGGCGATGGTCCTCGGTCCATGTCGTCGGAAACGCGCCGCGCAGCATCGACGAGGCGGCTTGATCTGTAGCGCCAAGATGGCTCTCGATGGAAACGCGATCCATCCACGGCTCGATCATGATGCCGGCGCTTGCATCGGCCGGCCCTTCCTTGTCGTCGAGCCAATTCGCCTCGATGGCGTCGAATGGCCCGTCGCCATGCATCACGCCGATGTAGATGTCCCCGTTGACCTTCTCATGGAAGAAATACGCCCCGCCCACCATATCCATGCCGATGGTGTCGGTGCGCGGTGGGAGCGCCTGCTTGATCGTCTGTTGCTGTTCGGACGACTTACCGCGCGAGGCCATCGCAGCGGCGAGATAGGACAGGCCGACGCTCGCCGCTGCGAGAAGCGCGGATGCAATGATTGTGGAATACGAGACAAACTGACCCGCAACCGTGATGCCGCCTGCGACGCCGACTTCCGCGAGGCCGGCCGCGATGAACGGCTCAATGATCCCGTTCATTCAATCCGCCATGTTGCTAGAATTGGACGCTGCGCCACGTCGAAGCCAAAGCGCGGGCGTTGCCGCTTCACCGCGACACCGAGCCGCGTGACGATGCCGAGCGCAGCCCCGCCCGGCGTTTCGACGACGGCAACGTCCCCCGGAAGGGGGTCGCTCGTCCGCACGACGCCAAGCGGCGAAAGATGCGCGTCGACGAAGCCAACCATTCCGCCATACGCGGATACGATTGCTTCCGCGCCCCTATGCGTCCGATATGTTCCGCGCAGCTTCGACGCAGGATCGCGCCCGGTCACGGCATGAACCCAATCGGCCGCCCACAGGCAGCAATCGCAAATTCCCCATGCGAAACCGCGCGCCCCGGATGCGCGCAGGAAGGACGGAAGATCGCCGTTCATGTCAGAAGAATGTGATCGTCTTGTTGCGCATCGCAGACACCTGTTCGAGCCCACGGTCGCCGGGATAGAGCGCCTTCTGATCCTGATCGGACCAGTAGCCAAAGACTGGAATGGACCGACGCGCGCTCCACCATTCCAGCGTGAGCGTCACGACGCAACTTGCCCCGTCGCGCTTGACGGAGATCGTATCCATCAACAGCGGCGGCAGCGTCAGCGGTCCATCGAGCGGCTTGGACTCGCCATCGAAGTGCTGGACAGACACCTGCGCGACGCGGCGCTTGTAATCGCCGGGGTCTCCAATGGCCGCCGCGATAGTCTGCGGATCAACGCCCGAAAGCGTCATCGTCTGCGTCGGGGCCGAGCCGCCGATTGGCATTTCAATCGGAGATATGGAGCCGATCTTTCCGAGACCGCGCCAGATGTGGCCGCCCGTAAGAAGATCGAAGTCGCCGGACCAAAGCCGCATCGGGCCAGTGCGGAAGTCGAAGAACACGAGATTGGCGATTTGGATCGGGTCGCCACGGTCAAGCGCGGCGAGGGTCTGCGGCATATTCGCCATTAGATAGCAGCGCCCCCGAAACGCATTTGGCCCTCTTGCGTGATCGACACGATGTTACGGCGAACCGTTGCGACCGCCTGCTCATAGGCCTGCTTCGAGGCCGCAAGCGCGATCCGCTTGATCGCCTCGTCCCCGTTCGCGCCGGCAAGGTCGATAGTGATCTTGACTGGCGACGCATCGGCGGAACGCTTCGGCGCGAACATGGATAGTGGGGGGGCGGACGGCCCGACAAATCCGCCGGACGCATAGCCGCGCTTGCCCATCGAATGAAGCCGCTCAAGGTTTCCGAGGCCTATGGCCTTCACCGCCTCAGCGCTGAACACATATTCGCGACCGTGAACGAACCCGGCGATCTTGTTCGTATCGCCGCCGCCCGTGTAGCCGCCAATAGCGAAGCCGCTCGTATTCGTCAGGCCCATCCCTGCGTTACGAATACCGCCGCCGCCGAACTTGAACCCGCCGAATAGCGCGCCAATCAACCCGCCCGCGCCGCCGTTCTGCCCCTTGAGCCCGAACAGTCCGGCGAGCGGGCCGGAGCCAAGCAACGCCGCCTGCAACGCAGCGTCGGCGAGCTTCTTGGTCAGGTTCATCAGGGCTTCTGAGGCGTTCTTGCCGCCCGACACAATGTCAGAAAAAAAGCCGCTCATGGACTGACCGACGAAGGTTTGAAGCTCCTTGAACGCCTGCTGCGCGTTCTTCGCTTCTTCCAGAGCGACCTTCGCGCGGGCATAGGCTTCGGCCTGCGCGTTGATCTTGCGCGTCAGTTCCTCCGTGATCGGCGTTCCGTCTTTCTTCGCCGCATCAAGGAGCTTGTTCGCCGCCTCAGCCTTGGCCGCCTCGAACGCCGACAGGCTCAACGCCTCTTTCTCGCGACCGAGCGCGATAATGCGCTTTTCCAGCGCCTCGGATTCCTTGTCGTAATCGCTTTGCTTGCCAGCGCCGCCGCGACCACCGCCCCCGCCGCCGCCTCCGCCAGAACCCTTTGGGGCTGTGAGTTTCTGATTGAGTGAGCCATCATCAGGCCGCGAAAGGCCACGCGCGCGGCGTGCCTCACGGTCAAACTCCGCGCGTCCATCCGCCTTTGCATTCGCTTTATCGCGGAATGCGCGCACCCCCGCTTCTATCTCAGCGCCAACCTTTGAAAGGCCGTCCCGAACGGTCGTCTGCGCAAAACGCTTCTCGAACGCCTTCGACATTTTCTCACCGGCCGACGCGCCTTCGGCGGCATAGTCATTCTTGAATTCCTCGAACTTCGGCGCGGTCAACGGCAGAGACCCGGCCATCTGGCGAATGGCGTTGATCCGGTCGATCATGAACGACACAGCGCGGTTAACGGCCGCAATAACCTCATTCATCGCGCCGATCATCGCGCCGGCGACAGACGACGCAGCCGCGTTCCACGCGATGGAGATCGCGTCGCCGGCAAACTGGAAGGCATTCAACACGGCGTCAATCGCGCCAGTCACGGCGGTCATGAACGTCTGCGCACTAGCCGGCAGATCACCTGACAGAAGGCCGACAATGGTATCAATGGCGGACTTGAGTTCCACCGCAATTGCGGACGCAACTTCGGATGCATTAGTTGAAATGTATTCAAATGCGACGCGCGCGTAGTCGCCGAGCGTCGCAATATCGCCCGCAATTGGATGGACCTGATCGCCGAACAGCGCGAGCGCGGCCCCCGCCGCCGCGATGCCGGCAATGATCGGCCCACCCGCGAAGGCCGCAGAAATCGCGACGCCAGCCACAGCCGCCGCCTTGACGACGGTATCAAGGTTGGCGAGCACCGCATTGGTCGCAGCGGCGACCTTGCCGCTCAGGTCCATGTCCTGCGCGATCTGTCCGAAATAGCGCGTCAGCGCGGCCTTGAGCTTGGCGACGGATTGCTCGACGGTCGGCGTCATTTTGGCGAACTGCGCCTCGACCGCCGCCCCGCCCTCAATCAGAGCCTCGAACAGGATTTTCGACGTGATCTTTCCATCCGCAGCGAGCCCCTTCAACTCGCCGCGCGTGACATTCATTTTCTTAGCGATCAGGTCCATCAGGACCGGCGCGCCTTCGGCGACCGAATTGAATTCATCACCGCGCAGCGCCCCGGATTGGAGCGCCTGATTAAGCTGCGTGATCGCGCCGGCCTGCGTCGCGGCCGACTGGCCGCCAACCGCGAAGGCCTTGGAAATCGTCTCGGTGACCTTGAGAACCTGCGCCTGCGAGGCTCCAAGATCGCGAGAGGCGCGGGTGAGGCCGGCATAAAGATCGGCCGTCGTGCCTAGGTCGGCGTTTGAGCCGATGGCAATGTCAGCCAACTGCGATGCGCGGCGGTCTGCGCCCTGTCGCGTCAGATTGGCCGCCGCAATCTTGTTGATCGTCTCCTGCCATGCGTCCGCGTAACGACGGAGCGCGTCGGTCGAAAGATAAGCGCCGGCGAGCGCCCCAAGCCTCCCCAAACCAGACGAGACTGTCGAGGCCGTCGAATTCATCAAGGACGCAATGCGGCTATTCGTCCGCTCGAACTTCTTCTCGATTGCAGCGGTATCGCGCGCCGCCGCCTGATCGGCCTTTTTCAGGGCTTTTTCAAAGGAAGTTGCGTTCGCCTCAAGGCGGACCATGAGGCGTTCGATATCTGTTGCCATTATGGGCGGCCCTGTCTAGGTTTTGCCTCGAAGGCGGCACTGGTCCGATGTTGAAGAAGCTTCTTAAAATATGCCTATTCGGTTTTTTGGCGCTCTTTGCGTATGGACGTTATCTCGACGCAACGATGTCGCCGGAGGAGCGTGCCGCCCGCGAGGAAAAGCGAAAAGCCGACGCGATTAAAGAAGCTGCGTCACGGCCGCCGCCACCCCCACCGCCCGCAATCCTCCGTGTGAAGCTCGATAAAACAGACTGCTCAATCAGTGGTTTTGGCGTTGTCGCCGTATGCTCGTTCACGATCAGCAACGGCAACGACTACGACATTGCCGATCCAGTCGTTGAGTGTGTCTTTTCCGGCGGGTCCGGGACTGTCCTCGCCTCGCACAGCACCACAATTTACGAGCGCGTCAGAAGCGGGCAGAAAATCCGATCAAAGAAACTCAGCGTCGGCTTCGTGAACGGTCAGGCGGCAAACTACCGCTGCACTGTGACACAAGTCAGCCAGTGAGCACGTCCGGCGCGCTCGCCATCATGGCCTCGACGCCGGCAATCTCGTCCGGCGTCGGATCGGTCTTGACCTCGCCATTGCCGTTAGCCGACGCCCATCGCGTGAAGGCGTGGTCGAACTCCCAAAAGGTCATGTCGCGCACAACAGCGGGGGCGAAACCCATTACTGCCCCGGCTCCGTAGTAGCCTCCGAAGGCCGCCCGTCCATTTCGCCGGGGACGGCCGGGCTGGCTTCCGTCGCCGGATTTGATTTTCCCGGCGGGTCGTCCGGGACGCCGAACAGGACAGGCGACAGGATCGACAAGGCCAGGATTCGCAACCGGTCGAGATTGTCCGACGCGTAGCGGTCGATCAGAACAAGCGCCCGTGTCGCATCCATGCCGCCGCCGATAAGGCCGATGCGGATCGTCTCCCGCACGTCCCGCAGCTTCCAATCGCCGGATGCAAGACGCCGGGCAATGACCACAAGCCCGGCGTCGCACTTCTCTTCCAATTCTTCCGCCCCGCCGATGGTGAGGCGAAAGCGTTGAACGCCATCCCCGAAGGGCGCTTCGACCAAGCCGTTCATCAGGCCGGGATCGTCACGGACGTAGCGGCGAGCGCGCCGTCGCCGACGATATCGACAGACACCTGCCACTTATCGCCGAGCTTGCCGTCCAGCTTCATCGTGACGTGCGCCTTTCCGGCATACAGCCGGTCAGGCGTCCCGCCGCCAACGCCCATGCCCTTGATGTAGAGCCGGACGCCTCGCGTCGCGCTGGCAAAGGTGGCATTCTCAATCAGCGGGATCGCATCTTTGGCGGCAAAGCCTTCGACGCTCATCTTCCACGACTGCGTGCGAACGTCGGACGAAGCCCAAATCGCCGCGTCGGGATCGTCGCAGTCGGGGACGGCCGAGTCGTTCGTGTCCTTCGAGATTTCGAGGCTCATGGACGTGAAGCCGCACAGCTTGGCGAAAACCTCCGTCGTCGCGCCGTCGCCAAGATAGAAAACGCCCGCACCGAATTTGAACACAGTTGGCTGCGCCATTGTCGTTTCTCCAAAAGAAAACCCGCCCTTGCGGGGCGGGCGGGTTACACCGGACTACCGGGATCGGGCGGCTTACAGACGCTCCGTCTGAGCCTCGATTGTCATGACGCCGTGCGTCGTCTCATTGTCAGGATCGCGGACCGTCTGAACCGATGTGCAACGGCACTCGACACATGCGAAGCCATCGGCCTCAAGATCGGGCGTCCAATCCTGAAACGCCAAAGCGATCTGATCGGCGATCTTGCGACACTCGACGGCTCCAACAGCAGCAGACCAGATGTGCAGCGTGGCGAAGCAAGTCGCGCCGTCGATGCAACCCGCATCGGCAGCCACGGACTGCATCGCGCCGATCTGGACGTAGGGGAACTGCACCGTTTGCAGCGTGTAGTCATAGACACGGCCGCTCACCAAAGACGCCTGCGCCTTGATCCGCGCGACGATCTGTTTCTGTAGGGCGTGCGAAGGATCGTGCATTAGCGGATGCTTTCCTTGATCGCCTTGTTCATCGCCCGGCTGATGCGCGCCTTCACGCTGCGCTTGTTCGCCCGATACGCCGGGAAGAAGAACGGAGACGCCTTAGCCCCCGGATGCATCGCGCCCTTCGTCATTCGGCCCTTGAGCTGTCCGATCTTCGTTCCGCCGCCCTTGGCGATGTAGTGAGGATTCGTGCCGTGCTCGACAAAGGCCGCATAGAACGCCTTCGCGTCGCCGGCATGGATCGTCACGCTCAAATCGGCGTCGCCCTCACCAGCGCCGACAGACACGCCGCGCACGTTCGAGTTGTCGGGCGTGTAGGTTCCGAATGTGTAACTGATCGACGCCGAAAGAGCGCCCGACTTCACGGGAACGAGGCTCTGCGCCGTCGAGACGATCTGCTTTGCGCCCTGCTCAAGAGCGGCGCGCATCGCCTTTCTTGGCGCGCCCTGAATGCGTTTCAGCTTTTCCAGAAGTCGCGTCCGGTTCTGCATCGCCATTGCGAACAGCCCCTTTCGTCAGTGCATATGCAAAATGCGCCTCAGGCATGAGGACTTCTTGTCCGACCTTGTAGGCGACAATCCCGCCGGCAATCGGCACATCGCAATCGAAGAGAAGCGTTGTTCTGCGCGCCATCGTCAGTCCTGTTCAGAAGGTCGGCCGTGTGCCGAGATTGACGTTTGCCGGCGTGCGAGCGCCGAGCCAAATAGCGGCCTGACTGATCACGCCGTGATACAGCGCCTCGCCAGTCGCGCTTGCGCTAAACCACTCGAACCCCGCCGGAATGTCGAAGGCCGGCGCATCGGAGAGCGTCAGGCCGCCGTTCGGGATCGTCGCCGCGATCCGCACCAAGCCGGGCGTGAAGGCGAACGCGATCCCGTTCGCGCCGGTCGCCGGATCGGCGGCGGCGTCATCATTCCAGTCGTTGCCGTTCCGGCGGAACCAGACCTGATTGGCGTCGAGGTCGACGGCGATGCAGAGCGTCGACCCGGTGGACCACGGTTCTGCCGTTCCAGACGCGAATTCGCCATAAAGCGTGCCGTCGTCAACCCACCCGACGCCCTCGGGTGTATCGCCCGGATATGAGCTATCGGCCGCTTGGCTGACGATGCCGACGATCGCCGTTCCGTCGCTATTCGCTTCGTCGACGACGATCTCGGCATACCATTTGCCGGACGACCGGCTCGCCGTCGTGACCGCGAAACCAAGCTCGCCGGAATAGTCGCCCGAGAGGCTGCGATCGCCGTTCGAGAGCGCAGCCCAAACCGGGAGAGACGACGCATTCCAGACCAGCGCGCCGGAGGGCGGAGCGGCGGCGCCGAAAAACTCCGCCAGCGCCACGTCGCGCGCCGTCGACGGCAGCGCGACGACATCGCGCCGGAATGCCGTGACCTGCCGGCGGAACAGCATGGGTCAGACCTGAATGAGCTTCGCCGAGCCGTAGAGAGCGCCAGTCGATGTCGTCGACGGCAGGCAGATCATCGCAAGGCAGGCGTCGTCTTCGATCTTCGGAAGTCCGAGCATCTGCCAGTCGTAAACGACACCGCCGTTCGCGAGCCCAAGCGACATGGACCCGAGCGCGCGCGTCGCCGTGACGCCAAATGATCCGGCGGTTCCCGTCGTCGCCGAGAGCGTCACGGACTGCACAGACTGGATAAACTCGCCGCCGGAGCCTGTAATCGGCAACATGCGGCTTGCGCCAACAGATGCCGCAAGAGCGACGGTCGTCGTCCGTCCTGACGTCCCGGCCGCGTTGGTATAGGTGATCGTCGCGGTGACCGCCGTCGAGCCCGTGGCGGTATACCATTCGAGCCACCATTGAACGTCCGAATAGTCGGACGCCCCACGGCGAAGATCGAGGTTGTCGGTCGAGCCAGACACATCGACGCCCGCAGTCTGCGCCGTCGTCACCGTGCCGGACAGGCCGCCCATGTGCGCGAGGCGGTCATGGAATTGAATGTCGGTCGCGGCGTTGCCGCTGACCAACATCGACCGCGCGATGTAGCTCGACAGTCCGCCGGTCGGGTTGTTGAACGCGAAAGCGCCGGCCAGCGCCTTGGTGCAAACAGCCACCGCCGCAGGGATCGCCGCTTGCGCCGGCGTTCCGGTTGCGCGCCAGAGAGACGAGAAGCCGCCCGCGATCTGCGACGCGATGCTCGCCTTGTTGACGACGAACTGCTGCGCGCCGTTACCGAGGCCCTTAACAATGTCGTCGACGGAGGTAGCGGCCATCGGATTAGCCGATCACGACAGCGCGGAACGCATTCGTCGCGGGCGCAGACGCGAAGGTAAGCCGAACCGCATTCGTGCTCGTCCTATCAACGTCGCACAAGATCGTGTCCTTGTTGCCGCTCGTCCGGTAGACCTCGACATGCACGTCCTCGGTCGCCAGATTGTGCGTTACCGTGAACTGCGTAGCGGAGCCGTCGCCAAACGTCTGCGTGAACCGGCGCAGGCGGCCGCTATAGGCGGCCAGCTTGGCAGGCGTGACGAAGCGAGCGTCATCCGTGCCCGTATCCGTTTCGGCCTGCGTCGCGATTTCGGCAATGCCGGCCGTCGATTCCGTCGCCGATCCGGCCGCCGTTCCGAACGACGCCCACGACACAGCGCCGGAGCCGAGCGTGAAATTGACTGCCGTCTGGCGATAGGTCGCGCCGGCCGACGTTCCCTCTTCAACGGTCACGACAGCCTGCTCAAGCTCAGCCGCCGTGTTGGCGTCAAGCGCGCGCGTCATCGCGACGGCCGCGCCATTCCAGATGTAGACGCCGTTCTCGGACGTGGTGGTCTGCGCGCGAACCAGAACACGGTCGTTAGCCGCCATCGTCACGCCGTCGATGGTCGCGCCGGGAGACGCAAGGGCCAGATTGCCCTGCGTCGCAACGCGGGCGCTATCCTTCCACGCCAGCCCTTCGACTGCGCCATCGACATACGCCTTCGTGGCGGCGTGCTGCGCGAGCGTCGGATCGGGCAGATTGAGAATGCGGGACGCGGAGCCGAAGTCGAGATCGGAGCCGACAAACTTGGCCATTACGGATTACCTCAGGTAAGGATCGCCTGCCCGGCGGTCGGGCTTGAAAACTCAATGACAGCCTGCGCGCTGGAAACATGCGAGACGGCCGCGACAATCTCGACGCCGCCAATACTCAGGACGGAGACCGCCGGCTTGCGCCCCATGTTGTGATTGACGGTCCACGTCAAAGCGGGGGAGACCTGCGTGAACACGTAGCCAGTCCCATCGATAGGCCGCGCGACGCCCGAGCTATCCGTGACGAAGACCGACGCGAAGTCGCCGCTGGCGACGAAATAGACCGCGTTTGGAATTGGCGTTGGCGGAAGCGCCGCGACCTTGTGAAACGAAATCGCCGCCATGCCTCACCACTCGTTCGCGGCCCATTCCATTCCGTCATTGCCGGGCAGAACGGGGATTGGAGACAGCGCCGTTTCATTGCCGGGCGCAATCGAGACCTCACACTCAAGGGCGATTTCCCGACTGTCCTGCGTCGCCTCGATGCCGACGATATTGACCACGCGCCCGACATGAGGGCCGATGATGAAGACGCCACGGTCATCCGGCTGAATGGCCGTCGTCACCGCCGATTTCAGAACCGTCACGCGCCAAGACGCCGTGCTTTCCAACCGGCCAGCTTCAAGGGTCTCTGTCCCGCGCTTCTTGGTGTCGACGCCGCACCAAACTGTGGTGAGCATCATCCATTCTTCGACCGTATTCCCGTAGCCATCATCGAAAGGAGCGCGCCGGTCGAACCGGATGCGGTGGAGACGCTGCCCGCCGCCCTGCATCAGGACGCCCTGACACGTTTGAACGGGCTCAGGAGCCGGTCAACCGTCGCAGACATGGGAATTTCACTCGCCTGAACGAGCGCGGCCGTCTCCGTAAAGCGATACATGTCGCCGACCATCAGATGGATGGCCTGCCGGATCGGCGCGGGAACATCGGTCGCAGCGGAGCCATATCCGGCCGTGAAAGCCACCTCGACAAACCCCTTTTCGGGATCAAGCGACGGCGGCGAATAGGTGGAAAAGATCGAAACGCGCGACCCGCACGACGTTTCGGAAACAGGCGAGACGAATTCACCGTCGATAGGCGTTCCCGGCGCCCCATCTTCCGATACGGACACGACGATATTGGAGCACATCGGGAACGGTAGAATGATGCAGCCCGGAACGTCCGAAAGCGTCATTTTCCATTGCTGATTGATGAGGCAGCGGCCTAGAACGCCATCCCATCCGTCAAGATGCCGCGTCGCGGCCTCGATATAGGCAGTCAGCGCAACATCATCTTCCGCGTGATCGACATGGAGCCGCGCCTTCACGTCGGAAAGCGTCACCGGCAGGATCGCCGGCGCAGTCACGCGGACGGGATGGATCATTTCGCAGCCTTGTTCTTCGGCGCACGTTCTGCCTTGTTCGACGGGGGCTGTTCAGCCTTCGACGCGACTTCGGCAAGCACGCCAGACTTGACGAGGTGCGCCACATCGGACGCCGACGCCTCCCGCACATCACCCGGCAGATACATCTTGTCGCCGTAGTGCTGGCGAAGGACGAAGAATTCAGCCATTGCAGACCCCTTCAAGCGCAAGGGCGGGCCGAAGCCCGCCCCGCATTGTCCATGATCAGGCGACGTAGCCGAGATCGCCGAAGATGAACGCCTCGGGGCGATACACGGCCAGCGCGAGGCGCTCTTCCGCGAGGATCGTCACGAGGTTCTTGGTGAAGTCGTCGTTCACGTAGCCGACTTCGACGCGGGCGTCCCAACGGTCGAACACCTGCGCACCGAGGCGGAACGCGCCGGTCAGGAACTTGTCGACGCTGATCGCCTGCGTGGCGACGACGGGCAGGCCCCAAAGGGTCGGCGCAATCGTGCCCTGCGGGTTTCCGATGATGTATCGGCCCGTCGTGTCCTTGGTCGTCTCGACACGCGCCCAATCGGTCGGATGCATGACGTGACCCGTCGCCGGATACTCGGCAAGAGCGGCCTGCAACATGGCGAGGCGCATCTTGTCGATAGCCGTTTCGGCGGACGGCGCGAACGCCGCGCTGTAGGCGGTCGCCTGCGGGATGATGCCGTTCAGGTTCTGCCCGGTTCCGTCGCCGTTCAGAAGCTGCGTCTCTTCCTTGTAGGCGAGGCCATAAAGCAGGCGCTGATCGATCATCGAGCGCAGGAACGACACGTCGTCGAGCGCCTGGCGAGATGCCTTCATCCAATGCGCGATGACTTTTGCGCCAGTGGATACAACGTCGAGCTTGATGTCGGATTCTGGCTTCGCAGCCGCCTCCGCAACCATGCCGGCATTGTTGTTGAAGCCCGTCTCCTTGACGTATTCGAGCGTGTTGCCGTCCATGCGGCCCGGCGAGATCAGATCGCGGACGGTCATGCGACGCTGCGGGAGCGCCAGAACGCCGGCGAGCCGAGCCGGGCGAACGCCATCGCCAACAGCGCCGGCCGTGTCGGTCGTCGCGGTCGTCAGCGTCGCCTTGAGACGCAGATCGGCCTTCGCGCCGCGCGGCGCGCCGTCGGAGACGAACTTCTTGAACGCCTCGTTGTCGGTGAACTGCTCACCGATGCTCTTCGGGCCGCCGTCGTCGTCCGTGCCGCCGCGCGCCATCTTCTGTTCGAGATCGTCAAGGCGCGCCTTGGTCTCGTTCATCTTGATGAGCGCCTCGTCGGCCTTCTCCTTGAGAGAGGCTGACAGGTCATTGCCCTTCTTGGCCTCGGAAAGCGCCTCTTCGGCAATCGCCTTCACGGCGTTGTGCTGCGATTCGAACGCGGCTTTCACTTCGCCCGCCAGATCGGCGGCCGTCTTGGTCTGTTCGGTCATTTTTGGAAACCTCGGATTGAGGGAGACTTACGCGGCCCTGATCTGCGCCATCAGCGCGTTCAGAAACTCCGCAGGTTCGTTCGCCTTCTCACCCTCAGCCTCGCGCTGAATGGCCTTCGCGTAGCCAACAGAGGCGATATGTGTGGCCATCGCTTTCGGGACGCCTGCATCACGCAGGATGCCCTCGAATTCCTTGATCGGCATGGGATCGCCATCGCGAAGGCGACGGGCGAATTCGTCCATGCGCTCCGATTTCACGCTTTCGATCCGTGCGCGCCGGTTCGCGGGGAACGACACGACGCTGATTTCAAGCAGGTCGAGCTTCTTGAGAAGCCGGTTGTTCCCATCCGGCTCGACCTCCTGCTCCCGATAGCCAATCGAAAGCCCCTGAATGGCCCCGGCCTTGAGAAGGATATGCGCCTCATCGGCCTTCGACACGCCCTTGAGAAGACGCCCCTTGCCGCGCAGGCCCTTGCCGTCCTCGGCTAGGTCATCCCACACGCCAATCGGCTGGCCGGCGTCGTGCTGCCACAGCATGAGCGGCTTGGTTCCCTCTCGACGGTGACGCGCGAGGCTTTCGACGAATGCGCCCGGCATGACTTTTTCGCCGTAGCTGTCGAGATTGCCGAAGATGGAGCCGTAGCCCTCAAATGAGCCGTCTTCCGACACGTCCTTGACGTGCAGGGGGAAATCCTTCGTCTTCATTCGGCTATCCTCTAGGCCGCGACCGGCGGCGTGTTTTGCATCCCGGCTTCTGTGATCGGGACATTCTGCATTTGCATGCGCGGCACATCGCCGCCATCGACGGGCGGAAGATTTTCAAGCCCGCGAACCTCGTTGATCGTCATCGCGCCGATGTTCGTCATGGTCTGATAGAACTGCGACCGGGCCGCGCTATCGCCGCGCAACAGGCCCTCGATATTGAACTCGACCGTTACGCCGGCGGCGCGCTCGGCAGGCGCCAGAACCTGCTTTTCAATCGCCTGCTCGAACCGCTTGAGGCGACGGCGAAGGGAGAACTTCACGAACCCGATTGTCTGCTGCTCGATCCCAGTGCCCCAAGACGTGCTTTTCTCGGTGTATCCGACCATGAAGGGCGGAACGCCGAACATGCGGCACACGTCTTCGACGGAGAACGCGCGCGATTCAAGAAGCTGCGCGTCCTTGTGATCCATCGAGAACGGCTTGAACTCGGCGCCGCCCTCCAGCACCATCGGCCGCCCGGAATTCGCCGCGCCTGCGTATTTTTCGGTCAGCTTTTCCTGCGCGATCTGGCGCTGTTCGTTCGTCAGGAACTCTTTGAACATGAGCGCGCCGGACGGGCGCATTCCATTGCCGAACGAGGCCGACGCCGACTTGTTCAGCGCCTGCGCAAGACCGAATGTGCGCCGCCCGTAAGCGATAGTAGACAGGCCGCCAAGCGGTCCGCCGCCAAACCCACGAACATGAAGGATGCGATCCTCCGCAGCCTCAAACCGCTTGCCGTCGTCCGTCCACTCGTAGATCAACCCACCGTTCTTGCGGCGGGAGACAGTCACAATGTCCGGCCTGATAGGCGTGATCGCGACGAGCCGGCCCTGTGCGCCGCGCTCGATCAACGCATAAGCGTTGCCCCAAAGCTCGACCGCAAGCGCCATCGATTCCCAAAAATCGACGGCCGTCTGATCCGCGTTCGGGCTATCGTGGAGCAACCGATAGAGTGGATGATCCTTCGCGACTTCGCGCTCGCCTTTTGCATTGATGCGATAGACCATGCAAGGAAGCGTCGCCTGCGTGCCAGCAATGATGTTGACGCACGCCCACACAGCCGAAATGGCAAGGACGGACGATTCAGTAACACTTTCCCCGGCCGTTTCAGGCGCGGGCGTCCAGCCATCGGGCGAACGCGGGGAAAGGCGCTGCACGAAGAACTGCGCCGCCTTTCTGAATAGGTTCATGCGCTCACCAAGCTAGAGAGATAGTCGCCGATATTCGGCTTCGCGGCTTCATCAAGGGGCGCCACGCCGAACGCCATCGCAAGAGCCACCATTCCATCGATGCGCCCGGATGACCGCGCCTTGTCGAGCGTGCGGTCGCCGACAGAATTCGTCTGCGCCCTCGCATTCGCCGCACACATCGTCAAGACAGGATGACCCCCATGCGCCAAACGACCGTTCAGAATTTCCGCCTCTAGATCGCGCAGCGCGGGAGACATCGATTTCGTGCCCTGCCCGAACTCGACAAAGCGCGCCAACTGATCCTCGCTCATCCCGGCCTTCACAAGCCACGGACGAAGATGTTTGAAATTCCATCGGTCGAAAGCGACCGCCCTGTAATCCAACTCGCCAAACTCGCGCGCGATGCGGTGCGCGACGAATTCGTAATCGACTGACATGCCGGGGGCCGCCTCAAGGAGGCCTTGGTCTCTCCACACATCGTAAGGAACGCGATCCTTCGCGGACTTCTCGCGAAGATTGTCACCTGGCAGCCAGAACGTCGGAACGACGCTCCACTTCCCGTCAATCCGCGCGATGCGAACGAACGCCGTCAGATCGCTCGTCGACGACAAATCGAGCCCGGCGTAGATCGGCACGCCATGCAGATCACCGGGCGGAGAGTTGCAACCTTCCCACAATTTGCGCGACACGAAAGGCGAAGTCGCCTCAACGCGCCGGTTCAGGACGAGGTTCTCGAACTCAGGTTGCCGCGACGGCATACGCGCCGCATCGGCCATCATGCCGAGAACCTCGGTCCTGTTCATGAACAGATCGAACGCCGGGTTAGCCGCCCGGATCGCGTCCTCGCTGAACGTATCTAGATCATCGGCGGCCGTATCGAGCCGCAGCACCGTGCGCGGATCGGCCCCTGTCTTGGCGTCGTCAATCAGGATCGACAACAGGTCGCCATCGGTCGGGGCCTGCGTCGAGATGACAATCGAAAGCGGATTTTCCTGCGCCGCCGTCGCTGTTTCGAGCGCCTCATAGAGCGGCGACATAGGCCCGCGAACCTGCCCCAACTCGTCATGCGCCAGAAAGACCGGGCTCAAGCCAAACGCCGTCGACGCATCCGCCGACAACGCCCTGTAGAGCGTCCCCAACTCGCCGCACGCCAGCTGCTTCGCCGTGTCCCTCACCGTCACGAACCGCGCCAGCGTCGGGCTCATCCTCACCATTTTGGCGGCCAGCGCGAACAGGACAGACGCCTGATCGCGGGATTGCGCCGCGCTGAACAACTGCGAATTTGGGCGCGCCTCGGGGCCGCACAGAAACAGCAACATGATGATCGCCGTTTCGACCGTCTTCGCGTTCTTTCGCCCCCTCGAAATGATCGCCCGACGCGTGCCGTGCGGGTTGTCGAAGATCAGCCGGAAATCCTCGCGCATGTAATCCGCCATGCGAAGCGGCTGGCCGACGAACCGTCCCTCTGGAATCCTCAGGTGCTGCTCGCACCACGCTACGTTCCGCTCCGCCCGCGTCAGGGCCGGCGAGGCCTTACTCCCACGGCTTTTGGAAGCCACCGGAGCCCTTCTTCTTCGACTTGTCGTAAGTCGCTTGCTGCGAAATCCGCATCCGCGTCGCCAAGCTCGCGATGCACCTGCTTTCGCGCTCCTGCATCTTCAAGAGCCGGTCATACCCCTCAACGTCTAGCTGCGCGGCCTTTTCGGCGGCCTCGATCAACTGCGCGACGCGGCGCGAGTTGACCACGTGTCGGCAGTGTTGCGCCAGCAACGGCCATGTCTCGCGCGGAAACCAGTCAGCAGGCATCCGATTGACGATAGCTCGCCACTCGTCAGCCTGTTCGTCCGTCAGGTCATACGGCGCATCAGGGCGCTGGACAGCCGAAACGTCAGCGGCAAGATGAGCGATCTCCCGCGCGGCCGATGACACCTTGCCTCGCGTCAATTGTTCACTCCTAAACCTTTGGGAATTATATATTTGACTCCCCGAGATATCCGTGGTAGATATCTACTTATGGAGCGGATAAGACGAACGCTCACAAGGAGATAGCGATGAGCAATCAAGCCACGGGCAATTCCGCCCATCAGCCCCGGGAGGGTTTCATGGCTCCGACGTTCCGCATCTTCGTTCGCACCGCTGAAGGCGCCGAGTTTCAGGCTTTCACGTGGTGCCGGGACGAGGCATCTGGCATCGCTCGCGCTTGGCGCGAAGGCCGCGAATTTGGTCACAACGTGACCGCCGTCTGGGCGGAGGCGGTCTAATGGCCGTCACGCTTGAAATCGGCCCC